GCGCGGTAGTCGATGTCTATACCGTAAAGCCTGCCGCCGACCTCCAACGCTGTCGGAAGGGTGTAATTCATTTTTTCACATTCGCTTTCTTTTTGGCCCTGTATTTCGCAAGGTACTTCTCCAGCCGCGGATTGACGCTTTCGGTCTCTGCGGCCGTTTTTTCGTCGATCAGGTCGACGACGGTCAACAGCAGGTTCATCCACAGCGGCAGCCCGTCGGCCAGCGCACAGACATTCATATCCCCGAACAGCTCCGCGCACACCGGCTTCCCGAACAGCCCGTCGAGAATGCCGCGTGTGTCCGCGTCCAGTTTTTCGGCCTCGTCAAAGACTGCGGCCGTCCCTTCCTTTTCCCCGATCGATGCCGTGTATTCCTCGTGCCTGCTCCGCAGCGCATCGAGCGCCGCATACAGCCGTTTGACAAATCCGCTGTCCGTCGGGTTGAAGGTCAGCGTACAGCCTTCGTTGAACGTATACGTCTGTACGCCGGTGGAAATCTGTATATTCTGCATGAAAGTCCTCCTATCAGGTCAAAGGCCGGCCGGAATGACCGGCCTTTCGCATACGGTTCGGCCAACGTCCGAACTTGGGCGGTTTGGGCGTAAGCCCGAACTCCTTATACAAGTTCACGCAAAGCGTGAACCCGGTCGCCTATTCGTCGTCGTCCGCAGTGAACGTCACGGTGCCGCCGGAGACCGAGGCGGTGCCGGTGGTGCGGGTGCCGCCGAACGTGACCTCGATGGGCATCCCGACGCTCCCGCCGCCCTCGCCGCCGAGCGACGTGGGGTCGACCGCGCAGGACGAATAGCGCTCGGCAAAAGCCGCCGTGTCCGCCGTGCCCGCATAGAGATGCACAAGCAGCATGTCGAGGTTCGCCAGCGCCTGCGCGTCCTGGTCCTTGATGGCAAGGTTCCAGATTTTGAGCTGCGCCGCGTCGCCCGCGTCCAGCTCACAGGGGTCGAAGCTCTGCGTGATCGTCGGCTTCTTCAGCGTGGTGTACACCTGACCGAATATATCGGTCTTGGATTCCTTCGACCAGTCGTATTCCGCGCTGGAATCCTCCACGCGCTTCCCGACGGGCGACCACTCGGGCGTTCCGCTCTCGCCGGTGTTCAGGTAGAGCACCAGCAGCGCGCGGTCCACCGTCTGGCCTGCCGTTGTGTTGAATGTCAAATCTGCCATTTCGTTTTGTCCTTTCTGTTTTGGTTTTTACGCTTTGGGCGCCACAAGTTCGCCCTTTGGGCGCCACAAGTTCGGCCTTCGGCCGGACTACAGCACCTCATAGGTCAGCTTCATCATAATCTGATAGTCCTCGTCCCCGTCCGTGTATGCGACATGCTTTGCGGACTGCGTCGTCTGCTCCACACGGCGTGCGGTAACGCCTTCCCCGAGGTCGGGGAGGTTTTTGGACGCCCAGTCTCCGAAACGGTTCAGAAGCTCCTCCGCATCCAGACGCATATCGTTGCTATTATCGGGATGGATGCGGTACACCAGCCGGAACGAATATTCCGCCTGATAACCGCCGAGGATATACCGCTTTGTGATCCGCGTGCCCTGAACGGTTTCCAGCGTCATCTGCGCCTCCGCGCCTGTATCAAGCTCCATCTGCTCGAACTTGATAATCGGAACAGGCTTTTCGGGAAACGTGTTCACCCACACGGACACATAGCGTGAGATTTTGTCCGCGTCCTCTATGGACGCGATCTCCTTGTCAGAGTTCATCTTTCATCATCCTTTCCGAGATGCGGAGCCATTTGTCGAGATTCTGCGCCTTGCTGGCGTCGAACCAGAACGCCTGCGCATTTTTGTGGTGCGTTTTGGTAAACTTCAGTTCGTTGTCCGCTCCGTACTTGACCTTGAGCGTCGCGCCCTTGCGGAACCGCCAGACCGGCACGCCGTCGTCTCCGATGATCTTCATCGGCCCCTTGCCGGTCGCTGCGTCGACCATCTTCTTGCCGTAATACAGGTACCGCGCATAGGGGCCCGGATAGACGATCAGATTGCCGTCCACGATCGTCCGGTTGGCGAGAGACCCGCTGAGGAAGGGAACAAAGTCCTCCGTGTCCCTTGCGACTTGCTTCGTAAGCTCCTCTTCCGCCTTCGAGGACGCACGGAGGATCGTTTGCTCCAGCGCGTCGCCGAGGTCGTTGTGTATGCTGAATCTGAGCATTAAACGCCTCCGACCTCCCAATGCGACATATCGCCGCCGAAGTCCTTGAAGTCCACCTTTGAAACATCATATACGTCGTCATATGCGGCGTCGATGGTGGACGGCTTCCAATCGGGGTGCACCGCTTCGCCCTTGACGAAAAAGCAGCCGCCTCCGACCGAGAGCGTCCAAAGGCCGGTCTTGTCCGTTGACGCATTGTTGAACACCACGGGGCCGGCGTACTGCTTGGGCGCGCCCGTGACGCCGTCCGTCGCGTCAACGTCCACGGGGATGTACAGCGTCACCGCATCGGCGGACACACGGCCGCTCTCGTTGACGTTGCGTCCCTTGACCGCGTCCAGCAGCACGCCGCGAAGCACCGTGATGTGGTTCACCGATGTTTCCTCAAAGGATGTTATATCGGTCGTTGTTTCGACGTTATACAGCGTCACCGTGTGCGGAAACACAACAAACCCTCCTTAAGGCTCGTGCGGGCACGGGCCTGTCCCCCGATACAGAAGTCCCGTTCCGGCCAGATACTGCCGCGCGACGGCCGCAAGCCCGTCCGATGCCGCCTTTGCCGACGCCATCGCCTGCTGCGCGCTGTCCCCGCCGCTGCGGTAGGTCCTTGACCAGCTCCCGACGCTCTGGCTCTGCAGCTCTCCCGCCCCGCCGGATTCCGAAGAGGCGGAAACAGCCCTCTGTGCGAGCGCCTGCGCCGCTTCTATGGTCTGAATCTGCTCCGCAAGGGCGCAGCAGGCCATTTTCAGCGCGTCCAGCCCGGCGTTTTTCGCCGCCTTTCCCATCGTGTAATAGTCCAGATAGGAGGACGCGCGCAGCGCAAGGCGCGGGAAATCGGATTCTTTGACGGCCGTGCCGAGCCAGGTATCCGTGTAATACGTATAATCTGCGTATGCCATCACACCGCCTCCCTGATGACGGCCAGAATGTCAGCCTTGAGCATCGAACTGCTGACGCCCCCGATCCCGTTGGCCCCGGCATACTCCAGCAGCTCCGCTTTTGTCATGCCTTCGGGGTTCACGGGATCAACGGACGCAGGCTCAATCAGCAGTTCGTTTAACCCCCCGATACGGTTACGGTGGCGGTATCGGTCACGGACGGCGTCTGCCTGGACTTGGCCGTCACGGTCAGGGTGGTGTTGGTCTCGGCCGCATCGACGGTCAGGTAGCCGGACTGACTGATCTGCGTGCCTGCGGCAACGGCAGACGCGCCGGATACGCCCCACGTCACCGCCGTGCTGTAAGGACCGCCGGTGCCGGAAACGGAAGCCGCGAACTGCTGGCCGCTGCCCTTTGCTACGGTCGGCGTGGCGGGCGTTACGTCTACGGTGCTGATCGTACCGGTCGCAGCGGCATAGACCGCGAACGGGAAGGCGTTGTCCAGGTTGGCGTTGTATGCGTTGATCGGGTTCGGAATCTCCCAGCCGAGACGCATAACCGCGCGCAGCGCGACCATATCGTTCTGGATGAGGTTGTACTTGATGTCCCCGCTCGACGGGTCCTGAATCACGCCGGAATCGAAGATTTTGAACGTGATGTCCTGCCGGATCGCGTACACAAGCTGCGTCCAGTCGCCGACGATGGCGAGCGATGCGGACGGGTCGAACGCACCGTTCGTCGGGAAGTACATATCCATACCGTCGAGCGCGTAATTCGTAGCGCCCTGCATATCGGCTTTGAAAATGGGCTGCCCGTTGGCGTCCGTAAGCCCGCGCAGCTTCGACCGGAGCTGAATCGCGCCCACAACGCCGTTCGGCAGGTATCCGCTCTCCTCCACCTTCGCGATTACGCCGTTCTCGCCCATAATGTCGGCATAGATGTCGGACGTCGCGGCAACAACGGCGCCGGCGGCTGTCGCCGACGGCACAAGGCCGGCGCGCCAGGACGCGGGCTTGTCGGTACCGTACAGGATGGCCTTGTCGATGACCTTGCCGAATGCCTCCGTAAGCCGAGGTCTCACCTCGCCCCAGATATCGTAGTTCGCGTCATCGAGCACGGCTTCGGAAATCGGGACGATGACCGCAATCTCTTCGGCGTAGATTTTTTTCTTGCTCCATTCCATCGAAGTGGTCTTTTTGAGCGACGTCGTGGAGTCGCTCTCGGTCGCCTCACCGTTGACGAAATACGCCATCGGGAGCGCGTCGAGGACGTTCAGCGTCTGCGTTTTCGAGGTCATATTCGGCAGCCGCCGCGCCATCCGAAGGATGGTGGATTGGGCGACAGCGCCCTGAATGATCTCACGGGTTACGGGTTCCGGGATAAGACCGGAAAGATTTTCTCTGGTAATTACAGCCATGATCGGCTCCTTTCTTCATTCGTTTGTCCGGCCATCGGCCGGACGCCATTACTGAAACGCGCCGCGGATGAGCGCGTTCATTTCGTTCGACTGCGTTTTCTGTCCGTCGCCGACCGGCGCGGTCCAGTCGAACGTCGTCCTTTTCCGTTCCGCAGCCAGTGCGTCGACCGCCTGCTCGAACGTGGTCTTGCCGTCGACCATTTTTCCGGCCTTGAAGGCGATGAATTCCGCCTCCTCGCCGGTGATCCCCTTCCGCACGATGTACAGCTCGCGTTTGAGCTGGTCACGCTCCGCTTCCGCAGACGCAAGCCGGCCGTTCAGGTCGTCCCAGCGCTCCTTTTCGGACGGCTGGCTGTTCTTCCACGCACGGTATGCGTCAAGCTCGTCTTTGGTCGGGTACTTGCTCCGTTCTCTGCCGAGCCGGTCGCGGATGAGTGCATCCACCTCGGCCTGCGTGAACGTCTTTTCCTGCGCAGACGCCGCTCCTGCGGTCTGCCCCGCAGTGTTTTCCGTGCCTGTGGATTCCGCCTCGGGCGAACTGTCCTGCACGTTGTGTTCGTTTTCCATCGTCATTCTCCTTGTTTAACGTCCTGTCGGACAAATCGTTGAATCATCTGTATGTCACCCGCATCCTCTCGTACTGCGTGCGCAGCCCTGCGGCCTTGCTGAAGGCTTCATATTTCTCCATAAGCCGCTTTCTGCGGATGATTGCCGACTGCGCGGCATCCGTCTGCCCCGCCGCCGAATATGCCGTTTCCCTGCGCGTCAGCCTGCGGTAGGTGCGTTCGATTTCGCGCTGCTTCTGCGTGGCCTGATAGTCGTCATACTCCACCCCCTCAAATTCGATCTTGGGACGGTTTTCGGGCTTCATCGCCTCGAGCTCTTCGTCGGTATACGTCCGTTCCATTATGCCGTCGATAAACGGCCAGAAGCTGTGCCGGCAGTTCGCGCCGCCGATGCCCGTGACGGAACCGTATCCGCAGGTGTCCGCGAAATCCGCGTATTCGCTTTGCGCGAAAGGGTCGGTGCTTTTCTCCGCCCATCGGTACACTTTTCCCTGCCACGCGGCGTGGTTCTCCCAACCGTTCGGTCCGTCGATGTTCCGCGCGCCGAGATGCGCCGTGACCTCCACAAGGTCGGTTCCCAAATCCTCCATCGCCTGTTCGCGGTAGGCCTGGTTGAGCTGATTGATGCCGGTCATAACGGCACGGCGCACGGCCACGTCCACATGGTCCCTGTGGCCGCTCTCATAAGATACGACCCTGATGCCGCTGTCCGCAAGCTGCGTGACCGCGCCGAAAATCGCCTGATTGTAGCTGATCGCGCCCGTCTGTATTCGGAGCGCCGCGCTGTCCAGTGCCCATTGGTATGTATCTGCAGGCAGCAGCATCGTGCGTCCGTTATCCACCAAAAACCCCATAGACTGCGTGATGTTGCGGTACGTGTCGAGCGTCTGGCGGCGTATCGCATCAACGGCTGCGGCACCGACGACGACCTCCGGCGCGGTGATTCTTGCAAAGTCGGCGACCTCCCGATAATACTGCCGGTTCCGAGCCACGACGTCGTCCAGCAGCCTTTCCAGCTCCTTTTCGCCGGTTCCCGTCGTTTTGCGTATGGCCTCTTCGATCTCCGACAGGTCTATGCCCTGCGCGCGCAGCGCGCGGATGGCCTGCACCGTCACCTCGTTGAGCCGGCCGGAAAGGTTGAGGCGGGGGCATATCTCCGTCAGCAGCGTTTTGTCGAGCTCGCGGAACAGGCCTGCGAGCCGCTCCGGCAGCGCTTCAAGAAATGCCGGACTAAACGGGTATTGCGTCATCGGCAGATACCACACCGGAAATGCAATGTACCTCTATGTTCCCGCCGGATTCCCGTTTCAGCCATTCTGCGACCACATCCGTTTCCGAACTTGTGAGCACCCTGTCTCTGAAGTCGCTCAAACGCACAGACGTTTTGTCCTGCGGCAAAATGTGCATTCCCGACGGACAGGGAAGCACAACGGAGATTTCTCCGTGCTCGTTCGGATTGCTCCGAACCGTATGCAAAACAAGTTCGTTTATATCCCGTACAACTTCCTCGCGCGTTTTCATCACTCAATCTCCTCCTGCCTTTCCGTCGTCAAATCCTGCATCCTCGGCAGCGCCGCCTTTGCCGTAGCCTCGTCCTCGTTGAGCCACTTCGCACGGAACTCCCAGTCGTTGAGGATGCCGGCGCTGAGAAGCTGCATATCCCGCGCGAAGTCGGCGGCCTTGTCCTCGATGATGCTGTCGTCAAAGTCGACGGAAATTTCCACATCCTCGTTCAGGCCTCGGTTCATCGCCGTATTCCCGAGCCGCAGGATGATACGGCACAGCTCCTTGAGTACCGATTCGAGAATGATTTCGTGCTTCTTCAGCGTGCGGAACAGCGTGCTGTTTTCGGAAACGACCTGCGTGGCGGTCGCGGCATTCCCGCCGTCGAACCGGTAATGCACCTCGCCGAACCCGCACTTGCTGGAAAGCAGGTTCAGATTGTCCTGTATGCCCGTGCTGTGCTCCGCCGTGCGGAGCGACATATCGATCGGCGTAATGACCGACTCGTCCTGCGTGTCCTCCGGCAGCACATAAAACACGATATCGTTGCTGTCGAACACCGGATCGCCGTCAAGATAATTTGTCGCGGAGGGCTTGACCATAATCCGCTTCTTTCCGAGCACGAATTCGTTGACATAGCTGTCAAACGCCACGTCCGCGCCGCGCAGCACGTCGATGGCGTTCGCGTATACAGACACGCCCAGCGGTATCCCGGGGTCGACGTTGTTGGCGATGTTCGGGCGGTCTATCACAAACTGCCTCTTGTCCGTGCCGGTGTGGACCACGGGCGGGACGCGTTCAAAGCCCGGTACATCCGTCAGGGACAGCTCCTCGTCTGCGTTGCCGTTTCGGTATGCGTATACGCGGTTTTCAATATCGTATATGCCGTTGACCCTGTGATGGATCTGCAAATAGCAGTAATCCTTTCCGTTCCGCGTAACAATGCTCGAAAACGCGCACTCGGTAATGACGCCGTTCTGCCACGCGAGCGGAAATATGTTCTCTACCGTCACGTAATCCAGTACGATCCCGCCCGCGCTGCCGGGGACCGGCCCCTGCTCCGTGGCCTGCATCCCGACGACGCGGGGAATAAACGCCGCCGTCCCGAGCGCAAAGGCAAGCTCCTGCATCTCGTTGGCCTTGACGCGGAAATTGTTCTCCTCGAGTACGCCGTCTACAAAATCCTGCTCCGCCTTCCCCTCGAGCGTGATCTTGACCTTCTCGTTCATCAACAGGTTCGCCCAGTCCTCGGGGATTTTCTTGCCCATATTCAGCGTGTGCCGTTTGCACTCCAGCGTGCCATGTCCGTTTCTGACCCTGTACCGATGGAAGCCTTTCACGTCTCCGGCGTACCAGCTTTTCCATTCGTCTACCTTGCGGTAGAAATCCGCATCTACCGTAGCGTAGCCCAATTCCCTGAGTTTGTCGATTATCGTCATGCCATTACTCCCATTCGTCGGCTTATCGGTTCAAGTCCATACCTTAAACTGTCGATCAGGTGGTTTTTCTCGTCGGGATAGCCGCTGATGATTTCGCCGTCCCTGCTGCGCGCATATTCATAATTCACGAATTCGTCATACGCGTGCGGCGTTCTCCTGCGGTCAATGACGATCTTCCTCCGCTGCAGCCACTTCATGCCGTATTCCACGCTGCCCGGTCCTTTCGCCGCCGCCTTTGCGGGAAGCCCCATCGCACGGAAGTCCGCAATGCTTTTCGGCTCCGCGCTGTCGCATATGATGTATGCGTCAAGATACCCGCGCTCCCTGATGATGCCCGCGCTCTGCTCGTTGGACAGCTTATTCTGATAGATTTCGTCTATCAGATAGATCGTTTCGCGCGCCTTGTCGTAGTGTGCGCGTATGAATGCGAACGGGTCGGGCATATATCCCCAGTCCACGCCCTGATAGATGCGGTCGAAGCGCCCGACCTCCTCGTCCGTGATCTCCCGCAGCTCCAGATTATCGAACACGTTGCCGCCGGTACCTACGGGAATGCCGAGATACTCGTGCCGGTACGCGCGTTCGTCGGTTTCCTTCAGGTGCTCGGCTTCCAGGATGAACTGCCCGCCGAGCCACTCGGGCGGCGCTTCCAGATACGTGCTTTTGTGGCACAGCCTGTCCGCACGTTCCTCAAGGCTGTCCGTATTCGCCCAGTTGTCGCGCGAGATCGGCGGGGTATAGCTCTCAAAGTTCCAGTATCTGCCGCCGCCGCGCATCGTGGATTGTAAGACGGCGCGTATTTCGGCGCGTCCCGCAAACTGGTCCTTTTCCTCAAAGTGTGTGACGGCGATATATCCGAACGGCACCTTGATGGACTTGATCTTCATCGGGTCGTCCGCGCCGCGGAACATAATCTTCTGCCCTGTCGGGCGGTAGATCAGCTCCGGCGGGCTGACCTTCGCGTCCCAGAAATGCGCCATACCCAGCTCCGCGACCGCCCATATGTACTGCGCGTAAACGCTGTCGCGGATCGTGTTGGCGACCTTCCGCATCACGAGCGCGTGCGTACCCGGATTTGCAATCAGCAGCAGCGGCACAAGCAGCGACACGAAGGAGGATTTCAGCGACCCGCGGCCGCCCGAGAGATCGTAGTGCGTGTGTCCGGGCTCGAACACATCGCGCGCGAGCGCACGGAACGCCGGTCCGATATGCTCAGACAACAGAACCTTAGACATCGATGACAACCGTCACCTTTTTGTCGTCATTCTGCGCGCCTTCGCTTTGGTTCTGCGCCATAATAAACTTATCAATCAGCGTTCCGAGTGCCGTTGTTATCTGCGACGGTGTCGCTTCTGCCAGCTTCCCCGGTTCGTTGAGAACACACAAGCCCTTTTCGATGATCTCACACACCACGCCGCGTCTGCTTTCCATATACGCAAGAATATCCGCCGTATTTTCTTCTTTTTTCTTCTGGATTATCTCGGCCGTTTCCGGCGCTCCTGTCACGGCACGCTTGACCGTATGATGCGACACTCCGTTTCGTTTTGCGGCAGCATTAAAACTGCCCAGCTCGATATAATCCGCTATGAGTTTCTTTTTCTGCTTATCCGTCAGCCGTGCAGCCATACCACCACTCTCTGTTCGATTGATTTTCCCGCAATCCCTTCCCTCCCGTCTTTTCAGCGAGACGGGCACGCCGGTTTTGTTTTGTACCACGGCCGCCTCATGCGGCGAACCGTTGGCATGTGGGCGCGGCGGAGGTGTGCCGCGCCCCCGAGAAGAAAGAAAGGGAATAGGAGGATCGCAAAGCGCAAACGGGAAATCGGCTCAAGGCTCTGTTCCCTGTGCGCATGTTCATCATAACACAGATCAAAAGCATTTTTCCCCCAAAAGGGTACGACTTCAAAAATTTTTTTCCGGTTTTTTTGTTTACGATTGGTTTTCGTCCTTCCCGAGCATATAATCGACCGACACGCCGAAAAAATCGGCCAGCGCGACCACCGCCGAGAGCGTAGGCTCCCGTTCGCCGCGCTCGTACCGGCCGATGGCGTTTTTTCCGAGTCCGCAAAGCTCGCCCAGAACGCGCCGTTTCATCCGCTTCTGTTCCCGCAGCCTTCGCAGCCGCATCGGGAACTCTTTGTTTGTCTCGGATCGCATCTCGCCGCACGCTCCCTTCTCACGCAGCTCGTCGCAGCTGCAAAAGCCTTCCGGCATTGCCCCTATTCGGATTTGTTCTCTTGTTGATTGTTCGTTTGTTTTCTTACTCCGTAGCTGCAAAAGTCTGTTTGCGTTATATCCATCCCGCTTGTGGGACAAATTTCAAATCCTTTTGCGTTTATATACCTTTTTTCCCAATACACACAATCCCTGCATAACGTGATCGCAGGCCTGTCATCACCGTCTTTTGTGTCGTGCGTTCGGCCGTCGGACAAACTTCGAATCAGCTCCGCAATCCGAGGGCGCAGCTTGTCCTGCAATTCTCTTTGTAGATCAGGGTCTGCGTATTCGTGTGTGTATATCGGTCTGCCGAGCACCTTTTGGCAGTATTCCGCGACGTCTGAGAAATCCGCCACGAGCAAATAGCCCGTGTACGCGGAAATCAGTACCGCTTCCCGTTTGGTCATTCCGTATCCTCCGTTCATTTCATAAAACACGCCCAAAATGTGCCGCTTTTTTTACCTGAATGGTGGCCAAATAGCGGACGGCTTCCAATTGCTTCCCATACCTTTCTTGCCGGAATTTCCGTCTCCGACCATTTGAAAATCAACACACCATCCAATCTGAGCACGCGCATACACTCCCGAAATCCGTCGCGAAGCATTTGCGGCCAGTTTTCATCCAAACATCCGTATGTATGACACAGCCATGCGTTTTCGTTGATATGCTGCAATTGTGGAGGATCGAACACAACCAGAGAAAACGTGTTATCCTCAAACGGAAGGTTTGTAAAATCGCATTGAATATCCGGTTCGATGATACACGCTCTCGTTGACATGTAATGCGCGCCTCTCCGTTTGTCGCAGTACACTGCGGCCGGATGATGCTTGTCGAACCATATGCTCCTGCTTCCGCAGGTGACATCTAATATCTTTTTATCCGCAGGTATTGGAATTCGTTGTTTCATCCTTCTATATCCTCCTCCGCATCCGTCCTTTCAAACTCGATCACCCACACCCACGGGTTCGCGTCCCAGCCGTACCGTCCGCTTTCCTGCGGTGCGATTGTACGGTTCCATACGTCCCGCATCCAGCCTTCGTAATCTGGCGATTCCTCCTGATTAAAACCGGCATATCTGTAAGGGCATCCTTCACGTTGAATGTCGCAGGGTTTCATTTCCCGCAGCCGTTCGAGCCGTACGTCCGTCACCCGCAGGAACAGCCGCGCCGCTTCCTTCGGCATATGGATCGAAGGATGCCATCGCGGCACCTGCCGGTCATTGTCTGCTTTGTAGGCATATATATCCGGCGCGACCTTCGCCCACGTTTCACGTACCCAGAGGATATCGCCCGCCGCATAAGGCATCCGCCGCTCCGCGAGATATTGGGTGATGCCGTCTTCATTGATTCCTTCTATGGTATATGTACGGGCATTATGATCGATCGTATCCGAAAGCGGAACCGTGAGTTTGTTTGCATCCCTGCATATCCGCCGCGTCACGGTTTTACTTCCCGAAAGGATCGCGCGGACCATATCCGTGTTGAATAAGATCGGTCTCACTTCAATCTGCCTCCTTGAATTCTCCGTTCTCCACCGTGTACCACGTGTCCGGCCTGATCCTTTCGCCGTCTACGACTGCGGCCTTCCACTCGGCAATGTCATACGAATCCTTCTTTCCCACACCCCCCCCCAGCCCGCTGCCGATGCCGCCCCTGACTTTGGCATGTTTCCCGCGCGCCGCCGCGACGCCGTTTTCTCCGGCAGACGAGGAACCGCGGGAGGCGGAAACGCCATAATCGCCCGCAGATGCGCTGCCACCATCGCCCGCAGATGCGCTGCCATACCTGCCCGCAGATGCGCTTTCCCTGTCTCCTGCGGCGTTTGTTTTTGCAGGGTCGCACCGTGAACGGACGTATTCAAAGTGCAACTTGCAGATCTGTTCCGTGCTCAGTTCCGCGCCGATTTTGATTTTCTTTCCTACGACCTTGCTGTCTTCGGGGCTCCGCTGTCCGTTGTCCTCGATTTCGACTTCACAGTACCGGCTTGTTGCGGGCGCGTAATGGCTGAAGCAGTCGAGCGGATTTTCACACGCGTGGAACCCGATGCGGCACAGGTCCGCCGCGTCGGTTTCGTACTCCTTTCCGATCTCATATTGGAATCCCCTGCATGTCATATCCTTATTGAATCCCTTGTATGCCTTCATTTTCTTCCTCCATTTCCTTTCTTATCGCATCGAATACCGGATAAAACTGCTGCGGCACTACGGCGTTTCCGAGGCATCGGTTTCTGTCCATTGCGCCGGAAAACCCATCATCCGCTCGAGTAACAAGGGGTTTAACAGGTTCGTCGTTCCAGGCGTAAAAGCGTCCGCCAGTATCTCCAGATTGTTCAGAAACACGGAATGCCGCGTCCCACTCGGACGGACATGCGTTTTTCGTCCGCAGAATCTCTTCGCCGTCGTATGATCGTACCCTTTGCACAGATTGGCGGTCGGCGTGGGCAACAATCGCCACTCTTTCTCTCCGGTGCACCGCTCCGGCGTCGGAAGCGCGTATAACACACCATCCGACAGCATACCCCAGAGCGGCAAAGTCCCGCAGAACTCCTCGAAAGAACCGTCCGGCTTCGCTTGACAGTAATCCCCGTACATTTTCAGCCACGACCCATTCCGGCTCAATCTCGCCAATGACACGCCGCATTTCCGGCCAGAGATCACGCTCATCACCAGATGCTTTACGTTTTCCCGCAACGCTGTGCGGCTGGCAGGGGAACCCCCCTGATATACAATCCACCGTCCGCAGTCCCGTCCTTGCATAAAAATCCTCCTTTGTCAACGTCCGTATGTCCCGCCAGCGCGGTACGTCCGGCCAGTGCTTTTCCAGCACGCGTGTAGGATATTCCGCCCACTCGCACTGTCCGACCGTGCGGAACCCCGCCCATTCGGCGGCCAGGTCAAGGCCGCCGATGCCGGTAAACAGGGACAGGTGCGTGGGACACAACCGCTTCATGCTTCCCCGCTCCCTTCCGCGATGAGCTCCTCCATTGTCATCTGGCCTTCCACGTTCGAATTTGCGCAGTCTTTCTCTGCGCGCAACCGATCGGCTTTATACGCGTTATATTTTTGTCGATACTCGTAGCTTTTTCCGAAGATGTTCCACGCAGCCTTAACCACGTTCGGTTCATACTCTCGTATAATCTCAAGGTCGTCAACCGCTCTGTACGATATGGGACAGCCGCAGCAGCCCGTTCTCTTTAGCCCGTACACTTCATACGCGTCTGAATAGCGTATCCCGTAGTACGATTTGTACCACGCCTTGTCATCATCTGACACGTAGTATAGAGGACGCAGCCGGTATTGCCCCGAGGCGGTTTCTGTAAAGCAAAGCGACGTGTTATCTTTACGCGGCACAGAGCGCATTCCGCCCTCGTCACGCCGCTCGCCGGTGATAATCATGTCGTAGTCCTTCTGCACTTTGTGCGCAACTTGCTTCTTGCAGTAGTCGCAGCACTTCGCGCTTATCCGAAAGTCCGGGGGGAAACTCATTTATAAAATCACGCATGTACTTGGATGAGTTAATCACAAGCTGTATATTCGGCCTCGGATCACCCGTCGAATTGCAGCAACAAAGGAAGTTAATAAGGCTCTCACACTTGGGATAGCGTTCTTTCAACTCACGACGCTTTGCCTGTTTATCATTCGCCATTTCATATTCTTCCGCGATGGACAGCGGAACGCTTTTTGTTTGCCATTCGCCAATTCCATTTGACATGATCTTCGAAACGAACGGTATGCCGTATGTGCGCGCCGATTGCACGATGTTGATTTTTGGTCGATGTTCTTCAATCTCGACACCGTACTTTTCCGCCGTCTCCTTTACGTGCTCCTTCGTCGCCTGCATTTCCAGTCCCGTATTGAAGAACACATATTTCACTGGCTGGACCTGTGGAAACATTTTCCGTGTCCTCTCAATGAGGTCAAGAAGAATGTCGCTGTCCGACCCTCCAGAATACGAACAAATTGCCTTTGGATGCTGAATAAGTCGTTTTGCGATGATGGTTTTGATCGCTTCAAACTTATGCGGTGCGTCAAAATCAGCGTACGACGGTCTGTCCGTATAAACTCTGCTCCTCACTTTTCCTTCTTCCTCCATACTACTCAACTGTATGTAATCACCATCGGCTTGCCCATGTAGCGCTCCGCCATAAGGCTGCCCGTGCGCAGACGTGCAATTGCCGCGTCTATCTTGTCCATTGTTCGCTCCCTACAGCATTTTGCCCCTGCGAACTCCGAATGTCTTCCTTCGGCCATACGACCGTGTTCCCCTGCACAGGAGTTCGTCCTTTGACGAACGTCCACCCGGCGGCTTTCAGCTTCCGCCGGATATACTTCTGCTGCACGAGGATCGCCATCGCGCGGTTACGGTTCCGCACATACTGACCGGCGAGGTCATTCGGTTCCTCGCTGCGGTAATACCCGCGCCCGTCCTGCGCGTTGATGATGATCTCGCCGTTTTGCCGTGCGTCCTCTATGGCGTTTCGCAATGCACGGTCCCGCATCCCGGTCAGCTCGCAGAGCTGCCTGCGCGTCACGGCATTTTCCCGCCCCACCGGTATGTAGTCAACGATGGCTTTTCCCATTTTCTATGCCTCCCTTTTATACTTTTCACAGTATTCCGTACCGTCAAAACAGCAATCCTCGCAGCCTTCGTATCGGTAACAATCTCCGCAATTTTTCGGCATCGGATACCCTCGTTCCTCGTATTCCTCGCGATTCGCTATAGGGCAGGTGCCGTCGATGCAGGATAGTCCGCAATAGGATTTGCAGCGCCTTTCCCTTCGTGCTTTTTTCATACGCTTGAGCGTCCTTCCTCCTCAGATTTCGGTCAGCCGAACGCCGTACCGCCAGAGCATCAGCTTGCGCTTGATGACATACTCCCGCGTCCGCACGCCCTTGACGTCCTCGACGACAATTTCCCCGGTACGCAGATCGCTGTACACGAAGTCGGCGACATAACGGCACGGGCGCTCGCCGTCCTGTGCCGGGATCAGCTCAAACGGCACCTGTGTCCGCAGGCCGGTGATCTCTCCCGCGCGCTCCAGCAGGCGCAGCTCCGCATACCGCCGCGCCTCCCTGCGGCTGTCAAAGCGCTTTCCGTCAAATTCCACCTTCTGCGCGTGGTATTTGTTGTATTTGCTCATTCCTCACGCCGCCCTTTCGTCACAGCGGCTTGGAAAAATTCGTCGCTGTCAAAGCTGCTGCTTTCGTTTTTCTGCGTCTTTTCCCATCTCTCCCACTTTTCCGCATTCCGGCAAGCCGCTTTCCAGTCTTTCATGGGGGTCTTGCCGACCATCCACCCTTTTGACGCGTAAAAGTCGATGAACTCCTGCGGGTCTACCGGCGAATGGCGTTCAGCCACATAGGACTGCACCTCTGCGAGCGTGGGCGGGGTGAAGCGCTTCGCGCGCGCGTCAGGTTCGCGCTTTGCGCGAACCTTTTCACCTTCGGATTCAGATTCGGATTCGGATTCGGATTCGGATTCAGGCCGCAACTCGCCGCAACTCGCCGCAACTCGCGGCAACTCGCCGCAACTTGCCGCGAATTGGTCAGAGCCGGCCGGCGCGGGATATTTTGCACGACAGTCGCGGACACGTTGATGCTCTGCCCAGCTTGGGAACCAAAAGTAGGGTTTCCCGCCTACCGTATAGAGGGAAATGCAGCCTTTGGCCGCCAGCGCGTGGAGCGCGGCATCTATGTCCTTTGTCGTAACTCTTTCCCGCAGCGGGAAAACCCTTCCCTTGATGATCGCGGGGCGCGCGTCGCCGCGTCCCATATCGTCTACCTGCGTGATCAAACCGATCCAAAGCCGAAATTCAAAATCCGAAAGGCCTGCGATTTTTTCGTTGTCGCATATGCTCTCTTTTATGATCCGATTCGGCATTTCGATTCACCGTTTCAGAACGGGAGCTCGTCTTCGGGGTCGAGCTTCTCAAACGATCCGCCGCTGTCCGGCGCGCCGTATGCGGGAATCCCGCCCGTCTGCGCGGATTCCGATTTTCGTTCGACGAACGCCGCCTCATCGGCAACGACCTCGGAGGCGTGTCTCTTAATGCCGTCCCTGTCCGTGTACGTCCGCGTCTGCAGGCTGCCGCATACGAGGATCGCGCTGCCCTTGCCGAAGTACCGGCAGACGAACTCCGCCGTCTTCCGCCAGCACACGATGTTGATGAAATCGGTCTCCTGCCTGCCCTCCGCAGAATATCTGCGGTTCACTCCGATGGTGAACGAGGCGACGCTTATACCCGTTTGCGTCTGCTTCAATTCGGGGGTGTCCGTCAGATATCCGATCAGGATCACCTTGTTGAATGCCGCCATTTGCTATTCCTCCGTTTTGTGTAGTGATAACATTTTCGATATTTCCTCCGGCGTTGCCGTTTCTATGCCGAGGCTTTTTGCCTCCTCCACGGTTCCGCGGATGAGGCGGGACATCTCGGCCGTGTCCAGCATATGCGTCCGCTTGTACAGGATGTAGCATCCGAACGCCTTCCCGCCCTCCGTGCGCGTGTCGAACCGCTTGGCGTATGGGTAGATGCCGTGTATATCCACCGAATCGGGCAGTTTCACCCCGACGACGGTGCCCGTACCGTCGCGCATCGGCGTTCCGTAATCCAGCACAAGCTGCCGCTTGGTCTCGTCCTCGCCGAGGTCGAGCCGTTCGGCAATTTTTCCGACGAGCACGTGGAAATACGCGTTGGCGGACAGCGACCGCTTTTCGCGGTAGGGTCTGATGTCTACGGCAAGCTCCTTGTTGCTTTCTCGCGCCCATTGCGCCGCCCGCTTCGCCGCTGCGCGGCTGTCCCCCTCCGCGCGGAAGGAAAGGATCAAGCCCCCGTCTTCATCGATTACGCAGCCGTTGTACGCCGCCCGAAAGCTTGCGCTCATCTCAGCGTGATCCGAACGGACGCCGCTACCGGCGTGGCCTTTGTATACTCGGCACACAGGTCCGGGTTGTCCGCCCGCAGCTTTGCCGTGTCGATGCTCGTCCGCGTCGTGGGCGCGACGTAAGTGATTTTCATCGAATCGTTCTCGAAGCCGGTCACGCCATGCCTTTCCATTTCCTGCAAAAGCTGCGCGCGGACAAGTCTGGCACGCTCTTCCGCGATTTTTCGCACCGTTTCCGCGCTGCGGATGGCACGTTCGGCTTGCAGCGCCGCCTCCAGCAGCGCGGTGGACAGCTCGGCAAGCGGGGGCGTATATATCCTTCCGTTCCGCTCGCATTCGATCAGCTTTTCCACCTCTTCCCGTTTTACCCGCGGCACGGTAATCAGACGCGCCTGCTCTCCGAGGTGGATGACCGCCAGCTCGTCGAAGGTACGGCCGGAAAGGTACTCGTACACCGAGAGTTGCCACCTTGCGTATTCCGTATGGATCCGCGCGGTCGTCTTGATGTCCGCCAGCAGCCTGATCTTGCGCCCGTCCGGCATTTTCGCGCCGCACATCAGATCGGCCGTACCGGCAATGATATCGTTGTGCACGCGCGTCTCCGAGCGCATATAGGTAAACGCATACTGCTTTGCCAGCGCCTGAAAACCGGCAAGCTCTGTAGTGAACCCGTCCTCGCCGGTTTTGATCCACGCCTCGATTTCCCTGTGGATCAGCGTGCCGCGCGCTGCCTTTCTTTCCAGAACAGCCTCGTCAACGCCGCCGTAGTCGGGCGCAAGGCCGTGCTTGTGCAAAAGCTGCGTGACCGAGATCAGCGGCGTACCGCCGAGCAGGTACGTGTGTGTATCCGCATCAAACTTCAGCCGGTTTGCCATTTTCCGCCGCCTTCCTTCTCCTGTCGCGCTTGAGCGATATCGCTTTCGCAGCCTCCGCTTCCGTGAGCGTTTCGGGCGTCTTCTTGCAATAGACCGCGACGTCCTCGATCTTCATCCCCAGCTCCGCCATCTCCGCCCGCTGTGCGTCGGTCACGAGCCGGTGCTCATCCCTTGCAGGGGCGCCGTTCGGCTGCGGTGTGCCGATGTCGCCGCTCGGATACTGGTCGGTGTCGTCGCCGGTGATGAGCTTGTACGCCTTGAGCAGCGCATACTTGTCCGCGTAGGTCATCGCCTTGCCGGGCGCCTTGTCCTGCGGGTCCACGCCGTCCCCGTAGGTCGTGATCTCGACATGCTCGTCGGGCTTTTCGATGTTGACGAAGCGGTATACGGTCTCCAGCCGGACGAACTGCGTGCTTTTTTCGCCGTAATCGTTCTTTGCCGTGTATACCTCGGCGGTGATGATCCTTCTCGAAAGCGGGTAGCTGTACACACCGTATTTTGCCTCCAGCGGCTTGACCGCCGCCAGCACATCTGCTTCGCCGACCGCCTTATACGAGCTTTTCCCGACGCCCACCGTCAGATTCTTGGCGACGGCGGACGCGTCCCTGCTGATGGACAGCAGCTTTTCGTAGATGTTCACATAAGTCCCTCCCATCGTTCTTCTTCCTCCTGCTCGGGCTCCGCATAGCACGGTACATATATCGCGCACAGCAGATCCGCAAGCTCGTCCGCGCGCATCTGCTCCAGGCACTCGTCGTGGAATATTTCGCCGTTCGGCGTGAGAACGTATCCTTCGCCGACGGATATTTTTTCGCCGCATTTCTCGCAGGTCATTGACTTTTCCTCCCTGTTGTGCTATACTGTGAGCGTCGATCTTCTCCCCTGTTTTGGGGCCGAGGGCTGCCGGGTTCCCGCCGGCAGCTCTCTTTCTTTTTGACGCTCGGGTTCTTTTCCTCGGTTCTCCGAAGCGCCAGCCCGCAGCCTCCGAACAGCGCCAGCCCGAAGGCGGCCTGCGCAAAGGCTTGTCCGGCCGGTACGGCGCCGCAGTCGAGCGCGCCCGCCGAGCCGATCAGCAGCACAAGTCCGGCGGTCATCGCCACACCGAGTATACACTTCGTTTTCATTCTTTCTCCTCCTCTGCGGGTTTACTTCCGGCGCGGAACCGTGGCGCTCGGATGTTTCGTCCGGTCTTCCCATCGTACAGCAGCTCGTCCGTCGTACATTCGTACAGCCTCGCGACGTCAACGATCCTCCTGCCCGTCGGGAGATGCTGTCCCAGCTCCCATTGGTAAACGCACGTTTCCGTTACGCCCAGCGCCAGTGCTACGTCACGCACGCTCATATCCTTTTCAATCCGTTTCTGTCGGAATACCGTGCGCACCTCCTTGTACGGCCGCCTCCGTTTGTTCGACATGGTCTGTTTCCTCCTTTCTGCTGTGGAGTATCTCATGCTCTTCCCGAGTCATACATTGATACAAGCATCTACGTATGGTGGAATAACCTGCTTTAATTTGTTCTTCTGTAAACTGCGGATTTGTTTCCCGAATTTTTTGAATGGCTTTTTCCTCAGTGTTGAATCCGAACTTATGCCAATAGGCAATGGAAGCAATCAACTCGTACCATTTGACAACGCTGATTTTGAAGCTTTGATGCGCAAGTTCGTTTTCCAGTTCATTTACTCTGGAAATCATAGAGGCGTAGGGTTCTCTGAATGAATGGTTTTCAATAGCTGTGATTTCCTCCGGTATAATCTGATAAGCGGCAGCGGTAAGATCAGGGGAATACGGACCGTGAATGTACCAGCTATAGCCGTAACCTAAAGGCAGACCAATGTCCTGTGCCAGATAAATTTTTTTCTGCAATAGTATTCTGTCATCAATCGTTTCCAGAGAATAGCAATTCAAGTCTCTGATCGCCACGGCCGTGGCTATTTGAGAATTGTTCATAACGAAAACCTCATCAATAGCAACAATTCGCCCCCTATTTCATTGTTAAAATCTTGATCGCAAGAAGAATCTCCGCGATCAAATTTGCAATAACCAGCCACTTGTTCGGCTTCATCGTTATCCGTCTTTCTTTGCAGCTATCGCATCCTTAACGGCTTTACGAACATCCTCAATCGGGGGCGTAAGCTCTTTCCCCGCTTCCCGCTGCGGCTCTCCCAGTCCCAGCCGGAGGATTTCCTCCAGCGTCAGACCGACGTTGGCCTTGACCAGCCTGTCCACGTAGCGCTTCGTATTCCGCGCCTGCTCCTCCAGCTCCCTGAGCGTGCTTTTTTCGTTTACCACTTTGTTCCCATCCTTTCGTTTGTTGCAATGTTGACAGCCTGCGGAAAAAGTGGTATACTTTCCCCGTCAAGCCAGATTGCCGGATAATTTGGTTTGACCGCCCTCGTCCGGGTTCCAGCACGGACGGGGGCATCTTTTGTATTCGGTTTTGTTGACATTCCCTCCGAAATCAGATAGGACAGATATGTGTTTTAGAAATGACGATAAGGGCTATAATCGCGGCAATGTCTACAAGGATCGTGGCTCCGCAGATACGTCTTTCCCCATTTTTGTCGGTTGGCTCGAAAAGCCATCCCATAACCGCTTCGAACCCCCAGAATAATGTATCTCCTATTTTTTCAAAGCGTTTTTTCATCTTTCTTTTCCTCAGGATCGTCCTTTTCGGACAGGGTGAGCCGGTACTCTCCCTTGCCGTACCCCTGTTCCCGTGCGTAGATTTCCGCCAACACGCTGGCGACATATTCGGCGTCAAAGGGCTTTACCAGCGTTACCTTGTTCTGACTGTAATCGATTTTTTTCATGTCTAAGCCTCCTTTCCCTTCTGATCGTCTTGTTTCTGTTCTCTGATCCACTCCCACAGGATTTGCAGGACAAGTCCGTTGCGGGTGTATCCCATACGCTTCGCCCGCTGTTGCAAATAGTTTTGAATGTTGTCGGGTATTCGCACTGTCATAATTTTCGCCATTACGTTTCGCCTCCTTGGTGATGTCACTGACATTATATCATGCGATTTCAGTGATGTCAATATGAAAGTAGATTTTTTTTTCGAAATGATATATAATGATTGCAAATTGAATTCGGGAGGTGCCAACGATGGCAACAGACAAACGCCCCACTATGTTGCGATTGCCGGAGGAAATGTACGAAAAAGTACGCTATCTCGCCTACGTGGAACGACGTTCTATGAATATGCAGATCGAACATGCGCTGTCGTGTTATATCGCCGAATACGAGGCTAAGAATGGCGTCATTCAACTTCCAGAGCCTTGCGAAGAAGAATAACAACTTCCGTATTGAAGCTCTGCCCTTGATCGTCCGCCTCCCTTTGAATCTGACGTTTCAGTTCGGAGGGCAGGCGGACTGTCGTTTGCTCCCGCTCGGCGGCGCACCGCCTGTCGCTGCCGTACCCATTTCCTCTCTCCCCGTTCTGACTGTAATCGATTTTTTTCATTTCAGCACCCCCTTATATTCCTATGTATGTCATAGCTCGTCCGATTCCAATTTATTTTTTTAATTGAGAAACGGCCTCTTTTGAACGCACAAGATCGTCAACAGTACATTTTAGCAAGTCGGCAAGTTTGGGAAGCATCTCTGCTCTCGGGTTGCTCTTCCCAGTTTCCCACATCGAAACAGTAGTCCTCCGAACACCAAGAATGTTGGCAAGCGCATTTTGTGTCATACCCATTGACATTCGCCTTTCCTTAATCACGACCACAACCTCCTTTTGCCAATTATCTTGGCATAATTATAGCATGGAAAAACATGGCTGTCAATAGGTTTGGCATTTATTTTCGAGAAAATTATTGACTGTCAATTTTTTTGACATTATAATAATTGCAGAGAGGAGGGTTCCGTTTGAAGCTAAAAGAAATCCGCAAAAAAAGGAACTTAAGCCAAGCGAAGTTAGCTCATAAGTTAGGCGTATCCAGAAGCGCTGTATCTATGTGGGAAATCGGAGCAAGCCAACCAGACAACGATACCCTAATAAAATTGTCTCAAATATTAAATATCAGCCTTGACGAACTATTGGAAAATGATTCTGAAAAAGATTTTTCTTTTTTTCTTCCTGTACAATCAAAAAAGGTCCCCCTGCTCGGCAATATTGCCTGCGGAGAACCTATTTTTGCAAATGAAGAACATGGGGAGTTTATTCTTACTTCGGATTCCCTTGATGTGGATTTTTGTCTGCGTGCACAGGGAGACAGTATGATCGGCGCCCGCATCTACGACGGGGATATCGTATTCGTCCATCAACAGGAATCCGTCGAGGACGGCGAGATCGCCGTTGTGCTCATTGAAGACGAAGCGACCTTAAAGCGCGTGCGATATGACCGAGAGGCAGGATTTCTGTCTCTGTTCCCGGAGAACCCGCAGTACAAAACGATGCACTTCTCCGGCGAAGAGCTGGAACAAATCAGAATTCTCGGAAAGGCCGTAGCTTTCCAAAGCGAAATAAAATAAAAAAAGAGGCATTGTCAAGCACCCATTATTTATGAAGCGTTGAGATTCGCGAAGATGAAATCCAATTTATAAATAGAGGAGCTGTCAAAATGATCAAAAAGACGAGTTTGTATACTTTCTTTGGATGGGTTTGCATTATCAGCGGCGCATATGTGCTTATTTCATCTTCGTACAAGTTATCGCAAACGGATATGTCCTCATATGGCGATGCAATCATTACATATGTGTTGGAAAGCCAGATCGTTGAGGCGGTATCAGCAATGATCATTGGCGGACTGCTCCTCGGTTTTGCGTCCGTTATTAAGCAAAACAACGCCGCAGCGATGCGTTTCGATGAGTTGAACCGCAAGCTGGATTCCCTGATGTGTCAAAAAGATAGCGCGCCGGATTCCGAAAACGGCGGCAGCACATACGACCAGAACTTCGCGTGTGCCCAAAGCGGAACAAGTACACCCGAACAGGTATCGGTTCCATACAAGAGTGTAAGCAATTGGGAGCTGTGGGCGTTCAGGACGCACCTAAAAGTGCCTAACGTTGTATGGTTAGGGGCCGTTTGTTTGGTCTTTGTTCTGTGTCTTTTGATTTATTTCATTTTGAAGTAGAAGTGCTGAAAGCGGCAAAACGAAGCCATCAGAACCCGCAGAATAAGGATGCGCAAAATAAGACTTGGGATAGGAAGATGCACATGACGCGCGTCGCGTTATATATCCGTGTGTCAACGGAAGATCAGAAAATACATGGGCTTTCCGTCGAGGATCAGATCAGCAGCCTGTCCGCGTGGGCAGAGAAAGAGGCCGTCATCGTCGCAGGCGTCTACAACGACGCGGGAATTTCCGCTCGCAAACCCGCGTCGAAGCGTCCGGAACTGCAAAGACTTCTTGACGATGTTCGCGCAAGGAAGATTGATTTGATCGTGTTTACCAAGCTGGATCGATGGTTCAGAAACATCGGGGAATATTACAAAGTGCAGGAAGTTCTGGAGACATACGGCGTAGGCTGGAAGACGATCTATGAAGATTATGACACGACAACGGCTTCCGGCCGGTTAAAAATCAACATTATGCTTTCCGTAGCGCAAGACGAAGCCGATCGTACCGGGGAGCGCATCAAGGCGATACATGAGAGCAAGCTGCTGCGAAACGAGCCGATCAGCGGGAAGGTGCCGTTCGGATACAAAATAGAAAAAAAGCAACTCGTCATCGTTCCCGAGGACGCCGAGAAGGTTCGGGACATATTCGAACATTATATCGCACTGCGCTCCGTGCGGGCATTGCGGCCGTATGTACTGGAAACGCACGGATTGGTCTATACGCAAACAGGACTCGCGCAGCTTCTACGAAACGAACGGTATATCGGGCACGCACACGGAAAACCCGACTTCTGTCCTGCTATATTGTCCGAAGAGGTCTTTTTCAAAGCGCAAAACATTTTGAAGGTTCGCGCCGAAAGACTGAATTTTTCGCGCACAAATCGTGTTTACCTGTTCACTGGGATTGTGTTTTGCGCAGAATGCGGAAACCGTCTGAGTGCCCATGTTGTGGGACAGAAATATGTGTATTATCGGTGCACACGCTACGAAAAAACGCATTTGTGTTCTCATAAAAAGCGCACAAGTGAACGCACGCTTGAAAATTGGCTGCTTCATAACCTGCCCGCGAAAATTGAAGAATACAATGTTACGTTGCAAGCGCAGGAAAAGGCGAATAAGGCGGGCAAAGACATCGCAAAGATAAACCATAAGTTGAACAAATTAAAAGAGTTATACCTTAATGACCTGATAAGCATCGACGATTATAAATCGGACTATTCGGCGCTGAAGGAAGATTTAATAAAAGCATACAGCTCACAAACGGAACACAAAAAACCTATTGATGTAAGGAAAATCACGGAATTGCTTTCCAAGTACCCCGATTTGTCCAGCGCCGGAAAAAAAGAATTCTGGAGCAGAATTCTAAAAAAAATCGTCATCACACAAAATGATGACTTTTTAATTGAACCGTATTAGCCATTTTTGCATTAACAGACCTGTTAATATAATTATGGTGAAATATAACAGGCTGCCTTTTTAATAGGGCAGCCTGTTGTGTTCATATCACAGGTTCCGAAGTTTCCGCATGATATTTTCGTACAGACGCGGGTTGACGATATGCAGGCTGTCCATCAGCTCATCGATGACGGAAAGGGTTTTCTTCATATCCTTTTTTTCGATCGTTTGCAGAAAATCGCTGCCGCCCTCCGGGATGCTGTCCTCTGCCGTCATAGCTCCTGCAGTAACCGGCTCCGACGAAAACGATTGCGCGGCGTCGTATTCGCGACGGTCGATACGTCCGCCGAGCCTGTCGCGCACAGCATACAAATCGGCCAGCTTGGAGCAGGAGGCGAACGTCGTCCGCCCTGCCTCCAGCTCCGCAATTGCCCTGTCGATCTCGCTGAGGTTGAGCACAGTCGCCGCCTCCCCCGGTCAGGCTTTTTCCAGCTCGGACTTAAAGCGGCGGATGATCTCCCGTTCCCTTTCGCTGTCCGCATCGCGCATCAGTGCATCGACGTGCTCCATCAATGCGCCCGCGTCACGCGAATAACCGTTATACCGCGTTCCGCCGTCGCGGGAATAGCGACCCATAGAATCACGCTTTCTGCCCCGGTAGCTGCTGCCGCCGTCATAGAGGACATGCCCGCCGCCATAGCCGCCGCGAGCTTCCCAACCGCCGCGGCCGTAGCCGTCCTCACTGTAGCCTTCCTCTTCCAGCATACATATTTTGTCGATATTCTTAATCGTATCGGTCAGCTTGTGGACGGTTTCGAGGTCGCCCGCAGACAGCTCCGGCTTGTTTGCGATTTCTTCAAGCTCCATCTGCAGCTTGTCCTTCAGTTCATACAATGCTTTCATCGTTCAAACTCCTTTCAGCAGACACGTTCTGCAATGATGTTGGCGTTCTGCAGCTCTATCGTCTGCGCAGATGTGTTCTTTACGGCAACAGTCACGCAACAGCCGCGGGGCACGTCAATAAACGCGGCCGCAAAAACATTGAACTCGTCGCCCACGGCGGCCGGAGTTACGGTAGCCGTCGCGCTCCCAAGCGCTTCACCCTCTACGGCGATCGCAATGGAGATCGGGCCCACGGTCCCGCCGGTGGGGATGGCAATATTGCCGCCGAAAACCACTTTGTACCGTGCACGGCACTGATTCGTCATCCCGCGCAGCGTGATAATGCCGGACCCTTCCCGATGAACGATGCAGGCCGAACCGCACACAGGCGTCTCGCTGAAAACAGCGTTCGCGTTTGCTGCGATCTGCTGCACGAAAATATTCGTAAATTCAGCCAAATAAATCATTCCTTTCAGAAAAAAATAAGCGGCAGGACTGCTGCCCCGCCGCATTGACCAAAATCGGCACGGAGCCGAACATTCCGAAGGTTTCGGAAAGATGTAAATATTCCGTTATCGTCCCGACAGTCGGGAATGATCACGCACCGGCGCCGCATCCGCAGCCGCCGTAGCCATAATTGGTATAGCAGCAATTGGGGTTCGGAACCAGATAGGCAGGCGTCGGGCAGTCACGTCCGAGACGGCGGATCAGCTCTGCGGTCTGTGCTTCCTGATTGGCCGTCAGATAAGCGTTCTGCGCCGTCTGGCTGGCCTGGAATTTCAGCGACTGGTTTTCCGCAGTGAGCGTCGCGATCTTATCCTGCGTCAGGAAATCGAGGATCGCGCGGCTGTTGGCGTTTGCGTTGTCAATGATGTCGCGCGTGCTGTTCTGAATCGTGTTCCGGGTATCGCAGGCCTGCGTGGCCAAATCATAGCGTACACCCTGAATCGCGTTCTGCGTCGCTGCGGACTGCGTTGCGAGGTTGTAGTTCACGCCGTCGATTGCGCGCTGTGTCTGGCAGCAGCATTCGGAAAGCTGCGCGCCGAGGCTGTGTAAGCCCGCCTGCGTCTGGTAGCCGAGGTTGCATACGGCCGTGTCCACGCCGTGAAAGCCGGTGGTCACAGCATTCAGGAGGTTCGACTGACCCGTCTGGAGCCCCTGAAGCGCAAAGCCCTCGTTGATGTCGGCTCTCGTTGCCCAGCCCTGCCCGGAGGGCGAACCGAGACCGCCTGAATTGTTTCCGCCCCAACCGTTGTTCCCCCATCCGCAGAATGCGAACAGGAACAGGATAAACATCCACCAGAAACCGTCGCCGCCCCACGCACCGTTGCTGCCGTTATTGCAGGTCACTGCCGCAATGTCGGCGGGCGTCATTTCAGATGTGGTAAGAGACATTTGCTTTTTCTCCTTTTTCGATTTGTATTCCAAAGTGCGGCCGTTCTCGCGCGCCGGACGACTGCACATTCGGTCGTTTACTCCCTGCCCATCAGCGCGGCGAACTGCCGTGCCATATTCTGCAGCTCGTTATACTGGCTCTGCGTCATCCTTCCGCTGTTGAGCAGCTCCTGCACCTGCTGTTTCGGGTCGCCCGAAAAGGTCTTGCGAAACTCGTTGAACCGGCGCATCATTTGCATCATATTTCCCATAGGAGCAGGCGCGGACGGCGTTCCGCCTCCGAGCGCGTTATAGATCGGGTTTGCCATTATTCCACGTCCTCCTTAACCTTTTTCGACTTTGCCGCATCTTTTGCCGCCAAAGCGTCCAGACGCGCCGACAATCTGTCGAACTCCTCACGTGTAACGTAATTTTCAAGCGGAATATTTGCCACATTTTGCGGCACGGAAGCATTTGCCGCCCGCTCTACGAGATCATACACCTTGAGCGTAGGCTTTCCGCTTGCATCTGCCTGCTTGAGATAGACGACCGGCGCGCTGCTGTCCCACATTGCAACGGCGCTGTTCGGCGCGACAAGGTATTCGCGCGCAGCGGTCTCATTCGGAACCCACACGATGCCGGTCTGTGCCTGTGGCTGCGGTACGGGCTGCTGCATCGCCCGCGGCGCGGGCTGTTGGGACGGCTGCCTGTCCTGA